GTAAAGCCAAATCAGATCAATGATTATGAAAAGAGCAGCTATTCAAACTCCGAATCACAACAACTTAGCTTTTTGATAGATACAATGATGTACCGCTTAAATCAATACGAACAGGAGATAAATTACAAGTGCTTGACTGATGAACAGAGAGAAAAAGGATTTGTATACAAATTCAATGAAAAAGTGCTTTTGCGTGCCAATATGGAGACACAAATGCAATCTATAACTTCGGCAGTCCAAAATGGAATTTATACACCAAATGAAGGCCGTCACCTTTTGGATCTTCCTTCTTTAGAGGGTGGTGATGTGCTTATAGTAAACGGCAATTATGTGCCTCTTACTGATGTAGGGGCTGCATATAACTTAGGAAAGGAGGGCAAAGGATGATACTCAAGATAAAAGGCGATATAGTCAGTAATGACATGAAAGATATTTATGAGTGGTTCGGCTATGACTGTACTACTCCGGGTGATGTACTCACAGCACTTGAGGAAATGCCAAAAGGTGACCGCTTGCAGGTAAAAATAAACTCCGGTGGCGGTGATGTGTTTGCAGGGCAGGAGATATATAGCACACTTAGAGGTCGCAATGATGTAGACATTGAAGTGGAAGGGCTTGCGGCATCTGCTGCATCCGTCATAGCAATGGCGGGCAAAAGTACAATATCACCTGTCGGTATGCTTATGATACATGATGTTAGTGCAAGCTATATAAGCGGAAATCATGCACAACTTAGTAAGCAGGCCGAGACCTTAAAGGCATGGGATGAAGCTTTGGCAAGTGCATATGTCGAAAAGACGGGCAAGAGCAAAGAAGAAATCATTCAGATGATGGATGCTGAAACTTGGATAACAGCTGATAAGGCTGTAGAACTTGGCTTTATAGATGCTATAAGTCAGGCAGGTGAGCCGGTAATCACTAACAGCATCGGTAATTTAAAGGTTACAGATGAGATGATAAAAAAGTATGAAGCCAAAAAGGCCGATACTGAAAAAGAAAAGAATGAGTTACTAAAAGACCTTGATAAATTCGGGGCGTGAAAGGAGCAAATAGTATGAATTTACAGGAGTTACTTAATCAAATCAATGCAAAGAAGCTTGAAGTAAAGAACCTTGCGGAGCAGGGAAAGATAGAGGAAGCAAAGACAGCAAAAGAGGAGCTTGTAAAGCTTCAAGATCAATATAATATTCTTAAGGATATTATAGAAAATGAGCAATCTGGAATGACAAGCGGAACAGCCAATGCTGTTGGCATGAAGGTAGTTACAACAGGCGAGCCAGCTAATGCAGTACACGATTTTGCAGAGGCGGCAAGGCATGGCTTTTACACTAACACAATGACTGAGGGAACAAAGGCTGACGGTGGTTATACAGTACCTGAGGACATTCAGACAAAAATCAATCAGTATAAGAAAGCTACATTCTCACTTGAAAGCCTTGTTGACGTGGAGACAGTAAAGACAAGTAGCGGTAGAAGAACTTTTCAGAAAAAGGCACAGGCCGAGGGCTTTAAAGCTGTGGCAGAGGCTGGGAAAATTCAGGGCAATAACACCCCACAGTTTGAAATTCTTGAGTATGCTGTTAAGAAGTATGCAGGGTATATGCCGGTTACATCTGAGCTTTTGGCCGACTCAGATGCCAATATCACCGCTGTACTTACAAAGTGGCTTGCCGAAGAGGATATTGCGACCAAGAATGCTCAAATCCTTACAGCGATTGGAACAAAGGCTGAAACGGATCTGAAAAACCTTGACGGCATCAAAAAGGCCGTAAATGTCACCTTAGGTGCTGCATATGCCGGAGGAGTTGCAATCGTGACTAACGATGATGGACTTAATTACCTTGATACTTTAGTAGACAAGCAAGGAAGATACTTGCTTAGTCCTGATGTTCAGAACCCAATGCAGATGGTACTTGCGGTAGGGGCAAGAAAGATGCCTATAAAGGTTGTACCAAATACAATTTTGGCGACAAAGACCAATAAGATTCCATTTATTATTGGTGATTTAAAGGAAGCCGTAAAGATTTTTGACAGAGCGAAGCTTAATATCATGACTTCCAACGTGGCAGCAGTCGGAACACTGAACGCTTTTGAGCAGGATTTGACACTGTTCAGAGGCATCGAAAGATTTGACTGCAAAGTTAAGGATTCTGATGCATTTGTAAATGGTACCATCACAGTAACACCGTAGTAATGTTTTAGCCCTTGCATCTGCAGGGGCTTTTTAGGAGGTATTAGCCTATGACGATTGAAACGGTCAAAGACTACTTAAGGGTAGACGGCGACGACGATGACGGACTCATATCTTTAATGATGGAGACGGCGAAAGAATATATCGTGTCCGCTGTAGGTGAATACGACGAAGAGGATAAGACGGCAAACCTTCTTTTTTGTGCGATAGTGCAAAATCTGTATGACAATAGAGAGCTTATGCAGTCGGATATACAGCAAAGAAAAGCGATTGAATACACTTTTAAGAGTATAATCTTACAACTGCAAATGAAAAAAGCACTGAAGGGGGATACATGAAAGGCATAAACCCGGGAAGGCTTAATAAGAAAGTTAGTATATTAAGATATAAAGAGACTGAAGATGAGCTTGCAAATATCATAAGTACTCTAAGCTTGTATAAAAAGGTGTGGGCGGAGATAAGGCCACTGAGAGGCAATGAACAATTAGAGCATTATAAGACAACAAGTAAGCTTGTATACAAAATTACAATCAGGAATACAGATATTACTGAAAAAGATGTGATTGAGTATCAGGGCGGGCAGTTTCTTATAAATTACATTGTCAATCCATTAGAGGCGAACTACTACTTAGAACTTATGTGTACAGAAAATAAAGATCACGAGGAAAGGAGGGAGTAATGGAATCAGTACATTTTATCGGACTTGAAAGCTTACTTGAAGATATGCAGAATATGGTGACACAGTCACCTGATGAGCTAAATAACGCAGTCATAAAGACGGCGAAAGCGTGGACGAAGGACTGCAATGCAAAGATGCCGTCAAGCTATAAAAGCGGTGCAAAGGGCTTGAAAAGATGGAAAACAACGAAGAATTACAGCCCTTCAGGAATGATTGCAAGCGTTACGGTCACGAATAAGGCGCCACACTTCCACCTTGTCGAAAATGGCCACAGAAAATTTATAAACGGGGTGGATACGGGTGGTTTTGTTGAGGGCAAACACTATGCAGAAAAAACAAGAGAAGAGTATGAAAGCAAATACCCAGATATGATGCAATCGGCTATTAATAAGGCCTTGGCAGATCGGGGGCTTTCATGATTATTTATGCTGACATCATCAAAGAAGTAAATTTGATTTTAAAAAGAGAATATCCAAATATTAAAAGATACGGAAATGACACTGTAGATAATGCAGTACCACCGTATTTTTTTGTTGAGGTCGTGCCATTCGGTATAAATAGAGAGAGTCGAAATATGATGCACAAATCGTGTTCAGTGAAAATTACTTTTGTGCAAAAAGTGGCTAAACAGACGGAAACACTTGAGGTTATCGAAAACATATTCGATAGCTTAGGTATGGTCTTGATAATCAAGGACAGGCGACTACTGGTCACAGAGTACACACACGACTATATCGAAGACCATGGCAATATTCCGCAAATATCTTTTAAATTGGATTGGTACGAAAGTACAGAGTATCACGATGGCGAACTTATAGAAGATATTCATTTGAACATGGAAAAGAAAGGAAGTAGATAAATGGCAAAATTAACATCACCAAGTATCACAATCGCTTTTACCGAACAGGGTGCAAGTGCGGTGACAAGGGGCGAGCGTGGAATTGTCGCCCTTGTCTTAAAGGGTACAAGACAGCAGGCTTTTAAGGTTATGAGTATTAGTGACATTCCAACCGGAGTTTTAAGCGCTGAAAATGAGCAATTTGTTAAGGATGCTTTAATTGGATATAGTCACGCACCTAAGTATGTAGTTGTTTATGTTATGCCTACTGCTGAAGATATGACAAAGGCATACAAGGATATGATGCAGTACTTTGAGAATGAAAAATTTACATATATGGCAATCCCGTCAGTAAAAACTGATAATAAGGTTCAGGATATCGTCACATGGGCAAAGAAGCAAAGAGATGAGCATAATCTTGTAAAAGTGGTACTGCCAGAGATAACGGCAGATAGCGAAGGCGTAATAAATTGGTGTTCTACTTTGTATAGAACAAAGGAGCAGGCGATAACACCCGAACAGGGATGTGCAAGAATTGCAGGTCTTTTGGCAGGTACAGGCCTGACTGTATCGGGTACATATGCACCTTTGCAAGATTTTGTGGATGTAAACAGACTTGCAAAGACCGAGCAGGATACAGCGGTAGGCGACGGCAAGCTTATAGCCATTTGGGATGGTGAAAAGGTCAAGCTTAACAGGGCGGTAACATCACTCACCACAACAACAGCCGACAAGGGCGACAGCTTTAAGAAGATTAAACTTGTTGAGACTATGGACATGATGGAGGACGACATCAGAAAGACTATAGAAGATAACTACATTGGTAAGTTTGGTAACACTTATGACAATAAATGTCTGCTTATCACTGCCGTAAACGCTTACTTTATGAGTCTTGTAAATGATGGGCTTATCTCAGTTGGACAATGTCAAATTGATGTAGACACTCAAAAGCAGTGGCTAAGGGGGGAAGGCAAAAAGGTGGTATTTGATGACGGAAGCGAAAAGGGCATTGATGACTGCACAGATGAAGAAATTAAAAGGGCAAATACAGGTTCGCAGGTCTTTTTAAAGGCGATTGTATCCTTAGTTGATGCGATTGAAGATGTATCTTTAAAGATTTCAGTGTAAGGAGGTA